TGGGCACACGCATGCCGTGAAGTTAGATGGCATAAAAGTTGGGGATATTGTAATTATTAATTGTAGCGATTCTACAGTTACAATACTAGACAAGGTGGTGAGATAGTGGAAGATAAAAAAGATATATTCCCCTTTATAGGGGCACCTGAAGACTATAACTATACACCTGATGGCGACTTACCACTTTTAAGAGAGCTTGCCTATGATTTTGACAAAGATGATTTTATCATTGATGAAGATACGAAAGAATTTAAGGTCGTTGAAGGTGCAGAGGCTCTTAAGGTATGGATCTATATGGCTATAAAAACAATCAGATATAATCATGAGATATACTCTTGGGATTATGGTACAGAATTAAATACCCTGATAGGTCAGAAATTCAGCAGAGGACTAACAGAGTCAGAGGCTTTCAGATATATAAAAGAGGCCCTACTAATTAATCCCTACATCAATGATGTTGAAAATAGTGGAGTAACTTTTAAGGGTGATGACTTACACATTAAGATTAAAGTAATAAGCATATATGGGGGGATTGATATAGATGTTCGAAGATAAAACACACTTAAACTTGAAAAACGAAATGCTAATTAATGCAGACCTTCCAATTGCTAAGAATGAAGGGTCTATTTTAGATAGTATATTTAGCTCTGCTGCATTAGCGCATGCTGGGATATATACAGTACTTGATAAAATCCTAAATATTGCCTTTATAAAAGATAGTTATGGGGATAATTTAGATAAAAGAGTTCAAGAATTTGGAGTTATTAGAAAAGACGGAGAAATGGCTAGGGGGCATATCAAAGTAACTGGCAAAAAAGATACAGTATTGCCTGATGGCATGAAATTTGAACACAATAACAAAATATTTGAATACTATCAGGCAGGTGAAAAGCAGGCAAAACTAACTGGAGATAATGATGAATATTCAGCAACTATTTTTATTCAAGCTGTGTCACCAGGGGCTGAATATAATATCCCTTCAGGCTCAACATTTAAGCTTATAGAAGATATAGATGGTGTAGAAAGTGCAATATCAGTGGGGGCTATCGAAAATGGTGTAGATCCTGAAACTGATGACGAGTTAAAGGAAAGATTCTTTTATCTACAGACCCACAAAGGGACATCGGGAAATGTAGATGACTACATCAACTGGGCTCTATCAGTAGATGGAGTTAAGAATGTAAAGGTAATACCTCTATGGAATGGCAATGGCACTGTAAAAGTGATTGTCATGAGTAAGAATAACAGGAATGTATCGCCTGAAATAGTGGACGCTACAAAGAGATATATAGAAACTAAAAGACCTATAGGAGCTAGTGTAACAGTAACTACACCTACTATATTGGATATCAACATAACAGCTACTGTAGAGGTTGACGATAACTACACACTTGATCAGGTGAAGGAAGGCTTTATACAAGCCTTAGATGATTATCTAGTTAAGTCAGTGAAGGAAATTACCTACACTAAGGTAGCAGGGCTTCTGGTAAGCACTGAGGGGGTCATAGACTTCTCTAATTTAACAATAAATGGGGCTACAAGAAATATAAAGCTAGTCACTGACCAGGTAGGGGCAGTTGGCAATATAACGCTTACTAAGGGAGTGATTGACTAATGATAAAATTAATTGATTTATATCCTGACCACTATATCAATCACACTATGGAAGAAGTTCTAAAGGCCCAAGACAATCAATTGGAAGGGCTTGAATTGGGCATAGAGTCCCTTGTAAGGGAATTTTTCATAGAATCAGCCGTGTTCTCCCTTCCTACATGGTGTAAATTCGCTGGCATAGATTATGACAGTAACTTGCCTATAGATATTCTTAGGAGTAATATATTAGCTGCCTTAAAGGCTAAGGAAACTACTACAGTAGAAGTAATTAAGAATATAGTTGAAAGCTACTCAAATGGCACCTGTGAGGTAATAGAACACTACGGAAGATATCACTTTACAATTAAATTTGTAGGTATAGTAGGGGTCCCTAAAAGGATAAGCGAGATAAGAAAAATTATAGACAAGCTTAAGCCAGCGCACTTAAACTATGAGTTTGAATTTAAGTATATCACCTGGGGTGATACGAAGGAATATGGCAAGCCCGCCAAGTGGTATAAGGCTAAGGGCTTAACCTGGAAAGATGTAAGAAATGGGGTGCATTTGACTTAATGGAAGGATACAGTAAAACAGATAAAAACGGGTTAAACAAGATGACCAACGATAATATATATGATATAGACCCTATCATGGAGAACTTTACTTTACTTGATGATTCCATCGGTAAGGTAAGCTCAGTAAATATGCAAGGTTATAATGAAGATACAGAGGTTGGCGGTGAAAAATCACTATCCAACTTCATCAAATTTCTATGGAAGAAGTCTGATGAAATTAAAAAAACTGTAGATGAACACAAAGCAGGGGTAGATGAATGTGCTAAAATTTTAGGTGAGTCAGTAAAAAAGCATGAAAAGTCAAATAACTTATTAGAGGTTGGAATGGGGTTGAGAGATTATGAAGATATATAATAAGATAATTGAATTATTTAAGTCTTATGCGAAAGAAGTTCTAAGAACGGAAAAGCTTCATAATATGATTACTCCCGTTTTAGTTGAGATATATAATGAAGTTAGTTCAGAAGGTGAAGCGCATTCTTACACTGACATCCCAAAAGCCATTAGAGATATTATGTCAAGGAGAAGAGTATTTGAGAGTGGCGATAGTTCATCATTAACTAATATCACTAGCAATGGAGCAATCCTGAAGCTAGGTAGTGGATATGATTACGAATTAGTGCATATCACTAAATATAGAAAGCCCATTCAAGGAAATGGCCCAGGATATTATGGAGCTGAAGGAACAATTTTATTGAATCTTGCTGAGAACTACTATATATACGGAAATGACACCTTTTGGGAAATCGAAAACCAATGGTATTATCAAAATCCACAATTCAACTCTGGAATTCCTGTAAAATTGAGTGGAAATCCATCTTCAACAGAGCGTGTTAAATTTAATGAATTTAATAGAATTCTATATAGGTTTAAAGAACGAGGAGAGTTAGAAATTAGCTTTTATCCAGATGATAGCTTTAAGAATAATTTAAAATGGATAGCCTTTGAAAAAAGGTAATTATTTTGACCTAGACAAGTCATTAAAAGGTCTTATTTTATTGTAAAGAAAGGATTAAAGAATATGAAAGCATTAGCGGTTCTAGAAGTAAAAAATTTAGATGAGATAGCAACAAAGGAATATGTAGATGGAAAAATAGCAGAATTGTCAAAAGATGGGGTAGAGAATGAGGCAATTAAGGATAAGATAAGATTTGACCTTGCATCACACCTAATTGGGATATGCATCATGTCAGATAACAATGAGGCAGTTATCAAGCAGACAATGTCTACTGTGTTTAAGGAATCTTTTGATAAGAATGGAATTCCTTTGAGTGAGAAATACGACCTAACTCTTGAAAATAGGGCGAATATATTAGATATTATTGCCAAAGAAAGGGATGTATATGTCGACCCATCTAAATTCCTAGAAGGCATGGAGTAAGGCAGTAGAATCATAGTGGATTAGACCTGGGGATGTCTATTAACTGCCTATTTTTTTAATTGAGGTGATTAAATTGAGTGAGCAGGAATTTATGTGGTATTTTCTTAGAGTTGGAGTTCCAGTTATTGCATTGGTGACACCGGTGTTAAAGCTAAATGCAACTATCGTAAAGCTAAACGAGAACTTCAAAAGCTTGCAAAGGAATTATGATGTCCACACCACGAGACTGAACTCCCATGGAATTAGACTGGATGAGCACGAAAAACTTCTGGCAGTTCATGAGGAGAGAATTAGTGAATTAAACAAAAGAGAATGCAAGTTTGACTCTTATATGAAGCACAAGACGTGCAAGGAAGGAGAATAATATGAGCAGAATAGAAAATAATATGGAAAAGAAGTCAGCTAATATTGAAAGATATAAGAATCCTTGGTTTTGGGTAGGAATAGGCGGTATAGTTCTTACATCACTGCAGGTAGAAGCCAGCACACTAACTACTTGGGCTAGTGTAGGGGAGTTAGTTATTAAGACTGTATCAAATCCATTCTTACTAGGAACCACAGCAATGGCAGTGCTAGGGGTATTTATAAACCCTACTAGCAAGGGTTTAGGCGATTAATTTTTTAAGGGTGGTCTTTGTGGCTACCCTATTTTTTTTAAGGAAGTGATATGATGGCAACAAAGCAAGACATTTTTATACAAAAAGTTAAGGATGGAGCAATTGCTGGATGGCATGAAGGCAAGATTCTTCCAAGTGTAACCATAGCCCAGGCGTGCTTAGAATCAGGTTGGGGGACATCAGAGTTAGCCACTAAAGCAAAGAATCTTGTCGGTATTAAGGCTAAGGATGACTGGAAAGGCGAGAGCTACACAGTCAGGACAGCTGA